TTGTGCCTTTGTTGTGACCGCGATTTGAGAGGCACGCGGTCTCGTGCGGACTGGACGCGCTCGATTTTGAGCTCATAACGGAAGCCGACGCGAGCACCGATGCCAAGCGCCAGGCGCGAGCTCCGTAAATCAATCGCCAGACTGGCCGCGTTCGGTTTTCGGACTTACCGAGCCGCGACTTGGTGCCGAATCTGGTCGGTTTCAGCGGCCCAGTGTTTCGCCGATGTTGACCGGTGTTTATTGACCCCGACCAATACCGATGCCGACCGATGCCGATGCTAGCGCGCGGACTTATTGTTGACACTGCGTCACGCGTGCGTATCATCTACCTATCACTACCTACCAGGAGCTACCGATGCCTAATCACTACGTGCCAGAAGACCCTCGATGGTTCAACCCCATCCCACACCTAACTTTCGGCGATGATGTTCGCGGCGATGGCGGGTTCATCTTCTTCCTTCACGGCACCAACGTAACCGGATGCGGCGACTTGTCCGTCGTCATCGACACCTACAAGAACGCCTACTTTTTGGCTCATGTGGTCGCGGGCGACGATCAGCCGCGCGTCTACGAGTCTGTCGCGCTGTTGGTCAAAGACCTTCAAGAGGAGTGCTTGTCTCGCACGCCTGATCACATCAGCATCACCGCTGCTGCCTTCGAGCTGCACAAGACGGTGCAGACAAGATCCAACACAGGCGACCAGATAGCGTTGTGCATGGACTGTGGTGGCGACGATGGCTGTGAGCTTATCAGTGGACCTTTTGCGACTCACACCGCGTTTGTGAAGTGGTCATCGTCCACCAGGAAGTTCGCACACGAATACAGGTACTGCGCGACTTGCGCTGCCGAGTACAACGAAAACGTGCTCGACTCGACCCCCGCGACTCCGACCGGGCGCCCCTTCATCACGCACGATGAGATTGACGCGTTCTGGCGGGAGCGCCTGTAGGGACTTAGCGCGCAGCCCACCCACCCTTGGAGGTGGGTGGGCTGTCGGTGTGTCCCTGCACCAACCTACCTTTCTACCGACGGAGATACCGATGCCAGTCAATGACATCATCCTGACCGATCAAATCTACGCATGCAGCCAAAAGGCGCGGGAATATCGCGACGCGGCCAGTGAGCTCGAAATCCAAAGGGCTGAGGGCTTCCCCGTGTTTACTACTCGAGACGGCATCGAGTTCTACGTCGTCGCCCACAGATACGGAGACGAGTTTATCGTCGGGTGGATGACTGACGATAAGCACGAGGAGCACACCATGCGTGACGATGCTCACGACATCTTGGTGGAGGAGGACGATCGCTCGCCTGACTGCCCGGGGCTGGCTGGTCCTACCGATGCTCTGTATGGCAAACCATACGACGGGCACATCGAATACCACGAGGTGCCGGAGTGGGGTGACCCTAGCCGTTGGTATGGTGATGATGGGGACGACGATGATCGCCCCAGCTGCTACCGGCGCGGAGAGCCTGAGGACTACCGGCGTCTCGCCGCCGCCTACGACATGGCTGCCGATGCCTGGGGCTGGCTTGACGCATTCCCTGTTGGCGCGTGTGTCCTTTGCGATGGCCACGAGTACACGGTTGCCGGGTATGGCTGCGACACGCCCGCCGGCGTGGTGCCCGGGCTGCAGCTGGTGCGACCGGGGCGCAATTTGGCCATCGCGATGAACTTTGACCACGCGATGGAGGGCTGTTCGCATGACGACCTCCACCTATTTGCCGAGGCTCTTGAGGGGGTCGAGGTAATGCCAGACCACGGCTCGTTGGTTCTCGTCAGCGGGATGTTCATAATCTGCGGTTCCGTAGTTCGCATGAGCGACGTGCTTGGCGAGATTACATGCGCGCCCTATGACTTCTCGTCGTTCTCGAAGACGCCCGTTTGGATCACACTGCGCGACCATCACCAGGGCTATGCCGATGCCCACCCTGACCACACCTCGGCAGAGCTCTGGACTGGTGATGTGAGTCACCCCAATGCCGAGGGCAGCTACGCCATCGAGTGTAACGTGCGATTCACCAACGGTGCCTTCTAGTGGCGCCTATCGACGGCAATGCCGATGCCAGCCCCCTGCCTCCGTGGCAGGGGGCTTTTTTAGCGTGGCAACGCGCACGTGCGCGCGGTGCTATCAACGTGGCCGATGCCAAGGTGCGGCACGACCACGTGTGTGGCGATTGCGCCCAACCAATGACTTACTGCGCGCGCAAGCGGTGGTATAGATGCATTCCCTGCGAGGCACGAGGATGAACATGAACAAGACACCACAGCCCGTCACACTGGCCGAGGCTCTAGAGCTGGGCTTTAAGATCGACAAGGTCACAGTACACAGCAACATCAGCGCGCAGATGGAGGACCGATGGTTGGTCTTGCTTAAAGGCGTGCCGATTAGTAGTCACCGCACGAGTGCCGATGCCTTAGGTCGCGTCATCGAACTCGCAACCCCTTTCTAGCGACCACCCTGGAGTCTATCTACCGTGAGTTTTATCAAGGACCGCGCGAGCTCTACGCGCGGGGCCGGCATCGACCGGCTTAAAGTATTGGTCTACGGCCCTGCCGGAGCAGGCAAAACATACCTTGCTTCGACAACGCCCGATGCCAAGCACACCTTAGTGGTGAGCGCCGAGGCTGGACTGCTTACGCTGTCCGGCTTCGACCTTACTGCGGTTGAGGTGTCCACCCTCGGCGAGCTCGGAGCTGTGCTGGTGGACTTGCAGTCTGGGACTTACCCGTTCACGTGGGTGATCCTCGACTCTCTCTCCGAGATTTGTGAGGTCTGCCTTACTCATGAGCTGAGTAAGAACCGCGACCCTCGCAAGGCCTACGGCGAGATGCAGAATCGCATGCTGGAACTTGTTCGCAAGTTTCGCGACCTGCCCCTCAACGTGGTCATGACTGCAAAGATGGAGCGTGACACCAACAGCGGCGATGCTTTCATGGGGCCGTCGTGTCCCGGCCAGAAGCTGAGTCAGAAGGTGGGTCACTACTTCGACTTCCTGTTTCCACTGCGGACCTTCACCGATGAGGAAGGCACTGTCCGCAGGGCTCTTCAGACGCAGCCCAGTGAGGGCTACATCGCCAAGAGCCGGGTGTCCACGATGGACATCTACATTGAGCCTTCTCTCGCCTACCTGCACAGCATTGTTAAGGAGACCAAGTAATGGATATGCGTAACCTTACCCTCGACGCCACGAAGGACGAGGGTCCAACCATCAGCAATGAGCCGGTGCCAGCCGGCGATTACCCGGCGGTCATCAAGGCCTCGAGCTACGACCTGACTCGTCGTGATGTCATCTACGACAAGGAGGGCGCACTCGTGCGTGCGGTGTTCAACTATGACACCGGCACGGAGGTGCCCATGACCGCTGAAGAGCGGGGCCGTGGGTGCAAGGTCGACAAGTCTGGCACGTACCTGTGGCTGGGCATTCACGTGACGATGCCCGATGGCACCCAGCGTCAGGTCAACGTGCGTCCCAACATCGTCAACGCCTTCAAGACCCCGCGCGCCTCTCGAGCAGCGGTCAAGGAGATTCAGTCGGCGATCGGCGCACCTCAGGTGCAGTTCATCGCAGGCCAGCCGGTCGACGCGCTGCACGACAAGCAGTTCATTGTTTGCCTGTCCGTGAAGGAGAAGCGCAACCGTCCTGGTGAGCACGAGAACGAGCTGCGTGGTGCCAAGCCTTTGGGCGGCAGCGGCATGCGGCCCGGTCAGGTGGTCGGCGGTGCTGTCGTTGACAGTGTGGTGAGCACGCACGCTCAGAAGTACAACGACGACGACCTGCCGTTCTAGGCAATTAGTGCTCGCGAGCAAAGATTTCTGCTCGCGAGCACTCGATCCAGTTGGATCAAAGGAGGCTACTATGAAGATCGGAAAGGCCAAGGTCATTGCCGATGCTGCCAAACTCAGTGAAGAGGAGTGGCAGGAGCTCCGACACAAGTCCATCGGTTCGTCCGATGCTGCTGCTGTCATGAGCATGGGGAAGTACGGTTCGCCATACCAGGTCTGGGAAGTGAAGACGGGTCAGCGCACCATCGAGCA